TTCTTTTTACAGTTGGAACATCGTAAATGATACCAATGACCTTTACTCATTGTTCACCCCTCTTAGTGTTTCGCTGGCAGTCGGGACATAACCAGCCGTATTTTCGGGTATTCTTCCATCCTGCTTTACAAGCTTCTTCTTTGGCTAAGGGCCTAGTTGAGATTCAAGATCACGAATATGCTTGATCATTTTGATGATCATATATCCGGGTATTGTTGGCAGAATGTAGGTTCGGCCCGGATCAAGAATCGATTGGCGAATATCGATGATCCCGCGTTCTACCAGCGCTTTACGCGTCGATACATGGAGGTCCTCTTGGCTGAGTAGGGACGTTTCGCGTTCAATTCTCAGCAACGCTTCAATCATGGTTTCGGTAAGTCCGAACCACCGTTTGAATTTGAAATTGAATTTATCTGACACTTCATCCTCTTTCTGGGGCAGGGCGATCCCGGCCCTCTATGTATGCGTTTACCACAGTGCCATCTGTTCAAATTCTTTAACGCCTTTTGCTAGATTGCAATCAGCGCATAATGTTTGAAGATTTTCAATCTCAGTTAATCCGCCATGCGCAATCGGTTTAATATGGTCAACATGTAACACAACACCATGATCACGCGGATTGCGCCCGCAGACTCGGCATGAAAAATTATCTTTTTCAAGTATTTGAAATCTAAGGGATATTGTCATTTTAGAACGTTCAATCTCTGCGGGAGTTTGTGTTTTATTCCCAGTATTAGGCAACTCAAAAACGGGCGCTGGCAAAGAATATTTAATTCTGCATTGTTCACAAACCCATTTTCCACCCATAAAATAAGATGGTGTATCTCTGGTCATCTGTTCAGATAAAAGAGGATTAACGCAGTTCGGATTCTCGCACGGTCTAATACTTTCCGTAGGTGTTATATTGATTAAGGCGCTTTGAATAATTAAATCAAAAGATTGCATATCATAATCCGAAAATTGCTGGTCACGGCAGAGCAATCTAAACTCATCCCATCCACTCATCCCCCAATCGCCATTTAATGCCTTGTTATGATTAATGTATAAATACATGCAGCCATAGTTAAAACTATATCTCCAAGTCATTAGACTCCAATCAATGGGCTTATACCATATGTTAGTTCTAGTTCCAACACTTTTTGCTCCCTGCAAATACGCCGCCATTTCAATAAAGCGCATCAAAAAAGCGAATAATTCAGAATATATTACTTGCTTTGATATTATTCTTGTGTAATCCATTTATCCCCCTAAAACACGCCGCCCCATACATTGATCGCCAGGGTGTCGAGTCCGTAGCAGGAATGTACAGGGCGGAATGTGGGCGATTATCTGCCTGAACTGGACTCGACAAGAGATATTATACCAGATAATCGCCAAAAGTGAATGGAAGGCTATTTCTCCGCTAACTTTCGCGTACTTTCACGAGAAGCTAATTCCGCAATCCACGCGCCTAACTGTTGGATGGTTTCGAAGTCCTCGGTCAACTGGGAAGTCAGCTTGTCGTTGATAACTTGGAGTTGTTTAATTTCCAAGCCATCATCACGAAGCAACTTATTGGCGGTTTCCCGAACCAGGGATAATTCATTGTTTAGATTATCGACCAGTGCCAGCAGCGCGGCGATGTCTGCCGGGGCATAGAGCGCCATATTTGCCAACTCGGCACTCGTGGTAATTAATTCATCTCCTCGCTTATGCCATTTGCATTCAGATGATTCAACTTCTGCCAGCCGATCCCGGATGGCCTGTAAGTTATCGGTCATGATTTTTTTCCCCCCCCAACTCTTTCAATGTCTGAATACCATAGGGCGTAATTTTCAGAACACTCGCCCCGTGTTCCTCTGCTATTTTAGTGATTAGCCCATTGCGCCGTAGAATACACTCCGTTGACCAGGGAATACACATGTCTTTTCCCTCTGGAAACTTCGCCACGATAGACAGATACGTGATACTGCGCTTACTTAGTTTGAGTTTCATGGTTCCCTCTCCTGACGATCATATTCTGCACGCCCTGGCGGTTGATCCGCGTCGGTGCTTTCTCAACCCAGGTCGAATCGCATTTCCGGCAGTGGCATTTCGCGATATACCACAATGGCGTGATGTCGTTGAGACACGCCAGGATGTCTCCTGGATGTGTGGCGTACTCGTGGCACACTGGGCAGCGGCGCATTATACCCACTCCAATATAAAACCCTTGCGCGTCAGCGCTTCGGCGGTTTTCAGTTGAGTAACGGCATGGCGGCGATCCGGGGCGCGCAGTACAGCGTAATCTGTCCTGTGGGCAATCCAGCGCGCCGGAGCTGTGGATAAGTCCCATTCTGAATATTCTGATATGGTTGCGCGCTTAATGGCATATTTTTTCGCACGCTCGAAAGACTCAGGGCCAAACATATAAATCTGTTTCATTTCATCCCCTCCCCTTTCCTTACCATATCTTCAGCACAAGTCCATGCCGGTATTCCCAACTGCCGAGCCATGTGATTACGCTCATTGACGAACTGGGTGTACATCCGTTGGTAGTGTTCGGCGCGCAACCGATAAATCTCGGACGCGCCCGCTTGTGCCGCCAGGTGTCTGATCCGGCTCACGAGATCGCCGGATGTTTCCCCCGCTTCGACCAGGGCCGCGCGCACGGCGTCAAGTCCTGCTTTCAGATCGCGTGCCTCTTGATCGCCCGTCGGCATGTAGTAGGCAGGCGCGGGGGTTAGTGGAACCACGTTCACAGCATACTGGATGGGTTGGGTTGGGACTGTCGGGCTGATCATCATCGTATCTCCTTAAGGGGCATCGCTGCCCCTATGATTAGCTCTCAGTTTCAGGTTGATCATCTTGCGGGATAATTGTTCCCTCAATCACCGGGCCGGGCGCTTTGAAAACATAGTCGCCGTCCTCAATTACAGCCCCTTGAATGGGGGCGTATTTGAGTCGAAAATCGGCAATCTTATTGAGCGCGTCGCGAGCGGCGGCTTTCCAAGCCATCCACGCCCCGTCCCTGCCGTTGGCCACGTCGTTATCAACTCGTTTGCCAGTGAGTTGCTTTTTCTTTTTATCGGAGCCATCGGGTTTTTTCTCGCCCGTCGCTACCCACTCTGTCTCATCTTTTTTGGCCGCCCACCATCCATAGCCCGTAATGGGGGGATATTCAACCCCGGCGTTTTTGCACAGGATGGCTTTTTGAAGGTCGATTACCTGGACTTCGTAGGCAATTGACCCTTCATCAATATCTTGCTGCGGAATTCCACGCGCTTTCATTTCATCGGCGGTCAGGCGGCGATCTTTGGTGACGTGATAATCTTTGATGGCCAACGCAAACAGTGACTTATAGTCGGGAGAAATCACCAGTTTGCTATCTTGTTTCCAGGCGTGCAAGCCCCATTCGGGATGTAGACCGGTGGCCAGGGCGACCGCCGTCACGTAGTTGTGTTCGGCGTCGTTAAGGTCTTTATATTTGGGAGACTTCTTGACCATTGCCAGGGCATCGTTGAAATTCGCCTGACCGCCATAGAGGGCCATTTGATACTTACTCTCGTTCAAGTGACGTTCAGCTTTTTTGGCAGCAACAATCGCGTCCTCAAGTTCGGCAATCCGGCGATCTTTCTCTGCTAATTGACCTTCGTAACGTTCACGGACTTTAAGCGCCCATACAGGCCATTCAGCAGGTGGCTGATCTGTCTTGGGTGTGGCGGCGTGCTGATCTCCGGTAATGCGGCGGGGGTTGGTTGGGAGTGTCATTTCGGTTCCTCTTTCTTAGGCAAGTAAGCGGACAAATCGCCCGCAATGTACACCTTGGGTTCCTTTACCACCTCGCCCGGCATGGAACCAAAAACGGCGGTCAGGGTTTTGTTGCCGCGCACTTCCCGCAGCAATTTGTCATAAGCCTTGACATCCAGGGTTAACAGCGCGGCGGCGTTGGAAATCGCCCATTGATGCGCGGCGACTTTGTCGAATGTCGCGCTATCCACTTGCTTGATCTCAATGCCGTCGTGTGGCTTTGGATTCTCGTCAATTTTGAACGAGTCTAGAACGGCATCACGAAGTGAATTATCCCGCAACTCAAGTTCCTTGCGGTAACTTTCAACCTTGCTGATAAGATGGGCGTTGCGCTCGTCAAACGCCTTTCGTTCGGCGTCCAATTCAGCTTTGGCCTGTTCGAACTCAAGTCTTGCTTGTGCCAGTAGTTCAATATGTAAGCGGGTTAACATGATACACACTCCTGAACTAAACTCACGGACTTTTTTACTTCCAACTTCCGTTCCCTGCTGCGCTGTATCTCTCCGGCAATCTCTTCGATCAACCTACCCAACTCCATTGCGCTCATGCGGTCCTTATCGAACCGCCGGATCAAGCGCTTGGTTTTTTCATGCCGGACCATCACGCCGTTCTTAGCCGCGATCAGCGAAAGCGGGTGATTGTGGGTCTTCGCCCCGATGAAGAATTCGCGGCCCGACCCACTCCGGCGGCGGAACAGGTCATGGGTTGCCAGGGCCACGATTAAGTAGTTACGCAGGGGTTGGGAGGCCATCACTACACCTCAATGCTGTATGGGCATTCGTGGTACAGCCCCAACTCGCGGTGGGTATCGGCGTACACCGCGTAGAAGTTGGCGATCACGATGTTGGCGGCGGCGGCGTAATCGTCCCAGGTGTCGGAAATGGACCATGCATCTCGCGATCCTTCGTAGAGCATCTTGTACTGTTCCAGAAGGTCGGGATCGTCGGTCACGGTTTTAATCAGGGCACGAAACCGATCCATCAGGCGATCATAAGCCGCAAGGGCCACCGGCAGATTGTACCCGCCGCGCGCGATTTTAAACTCGCTGATGAAATACTGAATAGCGGTGATGTTCATGACTATTTCATCTCCGGTGGCTTTGATTCTTCCTGTTCAAGCAACCACATCTCAATACAATCTGAAATGAGGCCCCCGCTAAAACCCTGCTTTTTTCCTACGGACTGTACAAGTTGAAGCAGGGCAGGCGGAAAATCCTTCATAGGTTTGTACATTAATTCGCTCTGACGTTTCTTCTGTTCGTTCGTTAATTCGCGAGGCATCTTTACTCTCTCCTAGGATAACTTCTTAAACCATGTGGCCGTGATTTCATGGCCATCGTCGTATTCGATCCACTCGTACAGCGTGTGCTGAAAATCAATCCTGGTGCAGATGTAGACCATAGATTCCCCGTGCCGCTCAATTAACCGGCGGCTCAATATGCGGGTGATGTCGGGTTGGAATAGGGATTCGACGTGGTCGTTCATTTGTTCCTCGCATCCAACTCCGTAAGCCGAGTCGCCGCCGCGTTGCCGGCTTCGATCTTCGCCAGAATGTCACGGGCAATTGCGCGGTGGTTATACAACGAATCCTCTTCAATGGCCGCGTCCCAGTCATTGAAGTACCCGGTCAGGCGGTCTACTTCGCCAGCCAGGGCGGCGATGGTTTCGAACTGTGCGCGGGCAGCAGCGATAACGTCCGCTCCCAGGGTGTTGGTGATTTGTTGCGCTTGTGCGTTGGTCATTGACGGGCCTTTCTGCTCTCAATCGATACCGTAATTATAAGGGAGTATGCACCGGATGTCAAGACGCAAAGCCCCCAATTCATGGGAGTTTCACGAGTTGCTTGACATCCGTTGCGAAGCGACTATAATTAAAGGTAGTGAAATGAAATCATTCTCGCCAGCCTAGTGAAGGGATCGCCTATGCCGCCTAATGGTACTTTTTCCGCTCTGGCTCGCAGTATGAACCTCACCCCGGCAGCTTACGCGCTGGCGCTGGTTAAGGCGCACCACAGCATCAACGCAGCATCCAAGGCGAGTGGGTTTGCGCGGGGTACTATCGCGTGGCATTTGGAGCACGCTGGGATTAAGGTCAGGGTGGAACAGCGCTCCGTTGCGATCATCACGGAGCCAGAAGAAACAACCGCGTAGTGTAGGGAAACACGCCGCTAACAAGCGGAAATCCCGACTGTTCAAGGGGTCGGGCGCGGTTTTACCCCCTCTTCGTCACGGTCCAGGGGGTAACCGGCGGGGATGACACAGCAGGCCCCGCCCCATCTAACAATCATGCGGATATGGCGGAATGGTAGACGCAACCGACTTAAAATCGGTGGCTCCTGAAGCATACAGGTTCAATTCCTGTTATCCGCACGAGGCCGAGGCCCCGCGCCTGAAAGGGTGCAGCCAATGACCAGCATCGACGTTTCATTGAGGCTATCTGGCCGCGAGTTTTCCACCGACTACTAGGGACACTTGAACTGAGGTGGTCGCAGCTTAAAGCGGGGCACACAAATTGATGGGTCGGATCGCGCGTGGATACTGATCGCCACTCATAAAGGCCCGACCCGGCGGGTAATCCGGGACTTTAACAACTTCATACGGGGCGGCGGCGTGATGGGATAGACACGCTTGCATTGCGGTGCTGCGAAACGCTGTGAGACGGTATAACCCTGGCTAGTATGGGCCGTAGAGGGAACGCAGTAGAATCGGGTCGGTTATCCTAGGCACTAACCCACGAGGCAAGGCGCAATGCAGTACACAACGCAGCGTTAAGGTTGGTTAATCGGTTCGAGTCCGATCCGCCCCACCTACCCCGTCGTACAGTTTAGGCCATGCGCAAGTTGGCTATAGCGGGGTATTTATAGAAAACGGGCGTCGTGCTGCCGACAGGCTTAGCAGTAAAGATCGGGGAACTAGCCCACCCCCATCCTGGACCCGACCAGTATCCAAAATCGGGCGCATTGGTTTTGCACCGGCCCTGTGAACACCCTGAATCCCTTCCTTATCACCCGCCGTCCGGTTTCTGTAGACCCCTAGACGCTGACCTGGGTACATATGCACAAAGCTGGGTTAAGCGCGACGCTCCAATGATCGCAAGATGAGAGGGGTGCGGGGATTACCATCTTGACGCTGCTGAGGCCGCTGGCGGAACGTAGCCGCCCCAAGTCCCGCGAAATAGGGAGCAAAACCGACAACGTACTGCCGAGAGGTAGACTTTTCGGGGACAAGCACAGTGTGGCGGCCAGCGCAGCGATTATCGTAAACTTAGTTCGAGGGGCAATTTAAAGATGAACAAGAATAAGATTGAGAAACAGCAGAACCGCAATAACCCGGATCGTTTTGTTGCCAAGTGCTGCGTTTGTGGCAAAAGCGCCGCCAGTGTTCACGGCTATTTTTGTGCGTCGTGCTGGAATGAGATCGGTGCTGAGCAGCAGAGTAGCATTAACGAAGCCATCCGGCGGGGTGATATCGCCGGGGATCACCGGACATTCACGACCAGACGGAAGTGTGGCCGGAATGAGCAAGGCTGATCAGCAGCGGGCACTGGCTGAACTGGCCATGAATACCGCCCACGCCAAAGACGTGATGCTGCGGGCTATTCTTCTGGCCACTAAGGACGTGGACAATCCCCGCCTGGACCACTGGGCACTGCGGGATCGCTTGCGCAGTTTACGACGCCTGGCGGAACAAATTCGGGACACGGGCACGGCGGCGCATGAGCCCGCCCTGTTGGTCCTGGAAGATGACGATGATTACGAATCGGCGCATGGTAAAGAGGTTGAGGATTAGCCGATAAATCACTACGGAACCGTTACGGAAGCGAGTACCGGAACCGTTACGGAAGGGGTGTAAGGTGGCACGCAAAAAGAGGGGCCGTAAGCGTATTGAATTTATCCTGGATGGCAACAGCCAGCGCGATCTTGAAATTTGGGATCATCTTGATCGACTCGCGCGGCATGGCGATGCAGGGGAATTTATCCGCGCGGCCTGTTACGCGGCCTTGCACCCCCAACCCGTAAGCAACCCAGACGATGAAATCATTGAACGCCTGGAACGCATTGAGCAAGCCATGAGCAAACTTAAGGCGGGCGCTGTGCTTCCAGAACCGGAGCAAAACCAGGACGATCCCCGGATTGCGCGGGCCAAAAACGCCTTACTCAATCTGAACTTTGGAGAATTGGATAACTGATGGCAACCTGCTTATTCTGCAATGTCAAAACGAAATTGATCGAATACCCCGACTTCCTCGGCGTGCATGTCTGCGCTTATGCCTTGCGAGAACGCAAGTTATGGCCGGACGCGCCGCAGTTGTGGACGCATCCCTATATCGATGTGTGGATTAATCCCCGCGTGTCCGAGATTGTGATACTGGAGCGGAAACGATGATCCCCCGCATCATTCCCGACACCCTTCACCGCGTCTACTGTGAGCACTGTAAGCGCGTGCGTACCGGGCGCATCTGGGGCGCGCAGTTTGAGTGCTGGGGCTGTGGACACATAACGAAAATCAAGGTGGTATCGAAATGGAGCCGAGAGAAATGAATAACGCAGAGCAACAATCTATCCTAAAAGTAGCAGCGTGGTTTGAGGCAATGGAGTTGCCGCGTATGCTGCGTCACTTTCAGGCGGGGTCTGCCTTATGCGTTACATTCGAGAGCGGTCTGTCCTCTGAACAGATCAACCAAATTGAGGCTCTAAACCTCAAGGTAACGCGCACATTATTCGAACGTAATTTTATTTTTGAGTTTATGCCAGGGAAAGATGATGAGGAATGATCACCCCCGCCGCGCGTTATATCTATCTTGGAGATCGTCTTACCGATCCAACCTTAAGAGGAATGTTGTGTAATCCGGTGCGGAACGAGCAAGGAAAGTGTATTATCAGTGTCCCGATGGCTACGGCGTTAGTTGAGGATTTAAGAGGAAATCGTTTCGTGGTGCTCCGCCGTCGATTACGCTTGACGAAAGGAGAACAAGCACAGCGATGATCGCTCCCGCCGCGTTGGAACGTGCTCAAGAGTACGCTGTGATTTACGCCGATCCGCCTTGGGAGTTTAGAGTCTGGGGTGAAGATTCAGATAAGACACAAAAGCATAACCACAGCGCAGCGCGATATTATCATACCATGTCCACCAACGATCTTTGCGCGTTACCCATTAGCGATCTAGTCGCCCCCGACTGTTGCCTGTTCATGTGGGCGTGCTGGCCTACCTTGCCCGACGCTCTACGACTCGGCGCGGCGTGGGGATTTGAGTACAAGACTCTTGCATTCGACTGGCTGAAACGTTCCCCCAACGGCGGAACATGGCATACAGGTATGGGCTACTGGACACGGGCCAATTCTGAACCATGCCTACTGTTCGTGAAGGGATCGCCTAAGCGCAAAAGCAAGAGCGTGAAACAGTTGATCGCCGATGTCGGACAAGCCGAACTCTTCCCGCCGATTGTAGAGTCGATCACTGTCCACAGCGCTAAACCCTTCGAGGCCTACCGGCGGATTATGGCGCTGGTCGAAGGTCCATACCTGGAACTCTTCGCAAGGGTGAAGTACCCCGGATGGGATGTCTGGGGGAACGAAGCACCGGGCGCGATAGGGTGGATGCCGGAAAAGATCGCCCTTGACGCTAGCGGCGATCCGGGGTAGGATCATTTGTAGGTAGGCGCGGAGAAATCGCGCAACGGGTTGTGGCGGCCCGTCGGCAAGGAAAATCAGACTCCTGTCTTTTGGGGGAGAACTTGGAAGCCCAATCCTTGCCGGGCACGCCAATGATTTTCCAAGCTCCCGCCCAAACGATAGGAGTTTTCATTGAGGAGGTATCATGAAAGATAAAGACGGTTTTGATCTCTGCGAACACGAAGGATGTACGGAACCGGGAAACGAATGTACATATCCTGACGGTAGCACTATGATTTGCTGCGATGCCCACAAATACGAAGAGGGATTTTGTTTGTATTGTGGCTATTTCAGCGCCGGAATAGAATCTTTCCATTTCTGGCACCCTCGCGGACTCTGCGACAACTGCCGGTTTGAAATCGAGGCGGAATACGAACGGAAAGATTACGATTATGCCTGCGACTTTGATCCCTATGAGGATAAATAATCATGACTATCCACGATGATCTGTCAGCCAAATTCTTTCAAGCCCTTTCCGAAAAGTTAGATCAAGACCTTATGAACGCGCTTAGTCTACCCACTCAGGATACCGCGCCAGTTAGTTTTGAAGACCAACTCGAACTCATTCGAAAACAACTTATGGCTGAACGCGGACCGCAACTTCGCCTGACGGTCATTCACCCTGATGACTGGGAAGAAATGGTCATGATGATGACGGAAGTGGGAGATTTTATCATCCCGCATGGCGACGACGATGATGGCTGGCGTTACCAACTGGTACATTGTTATGAGCATGGATGGTCCCATACCGTTGACCTCTGCCTGCTGGATACCGCCCCGAAGGGAGAGTATACCCTGATTACCGAGACGCCCCGTTTTATATTTGGGAGAAAACCATGACCACCATCACCAACGCCGATCAACTACTCGCCTTCAATGCCACGCTGCCCAGCTTGGCCCTGGAAGCGGCCAAGCTGGGCGACATCCATCTAGCACGGTCCTACATCCGGGTGGCCAAACAGCGCGGGGTGCAATGCGGGGAAGTGGAGCGGCAGATCGAGAGTACGGCGGAACGAGGTAAATCATGAGGATACTGGTCGCTTGTGAGTTTTCGGGCGTGGTTCGTCAGGCGTTTATCATGGCAGGACATGAGGCGATTTCGTGCGATCTCCTACCATCCGAGTTGCCCGGCCCGCATTATCAGGGGGATGTCTTAGATGTTCTGGATGAGGGCTGGGATATGATGATCGCTTTTCCGCCGTGTACTTATCTGGCGGCATCGGGCGCGCGCTGGTGGAAGGATCGCCAAGATGAGCAGTTGGCGGCGCTTGAATTTGTGCGGGCGCTGATGAATGCCCCTATCCCCCGGATTGCCATTGAGAACCCGATTGGTAAAATCAGCACAACTATCCGCGCGCCTAGCCAGATTATTCAACCCTGGTGGTTTGGACACGGTGAAGTCAAAACCACCTGTTTATGGCTCAAGAATTTACCATCGCTCAAAGCAACCAATATCGTTGATGGTCGCTGGCAGAAGTGCTGGCGCATGTCAGAAAGTAAAGATCGGAGCAAGGACCGCAGTCGAACATACCCCGGCGTAGCACAGGCAATGGCCGCACAGTGGGGCACGCTAGAGCGCCAGAAGAGACGAGTTTTGGGCTTGACTGAACTTTCATGATCTGCTACGATCTATTTGGCACGATAACAAAGAAGTGCCCGGCCCTCGGCAAGCCGTTCCCAGCGTAGAGCAAGACACCTATTTTCTCTTGGGCGGTCTTGGCACATGCCATGCTACGCTGTGGTAATTGCCGAACCGCTAAGGCCGTCCGAGAGAACGTAGGTGTTTTATTTTCTGAGGTGGAATATGGATAGTCTTGAATACGAACACCTCCAATCCCAGGCCCGATCCCTGCGTGCGCAAAAGGCAGCGACGATGCAGCGCGTTCTGGAAAAGAACGGTATTGGTTGCTCCGATTTCCCGGATACCGATAGCCTGTATTGGTGCGTTATCGCTGCCTGTGAACGTCTCACCGCGCTAGGGTGCTCCCTGGATGATTGGTTTGCATGGGGGCAGGTATGGCCCACCGTGAGGCAGGAGCCAAACCGCGATCCGAATGGGGTTAATCTGAAAGATTTATTTCAGTCCTTGAGTGAGGTTAGCAATGGAACAAAAAGAACGTAGTTTCGAATCGCGCTGGGGAGACAATGAACTTGACTCCGGCTATGTTATGATTCCCGGTTTCATTCTAAAGCACTGCGCGGCGGCGGGGGTTACTCCTGACGAGTTGGCCTTTATCGTACAGGCTATGTCCTTTAAATGGGATGTACCAGGATCGCAATCCAGACCGTCTATCGGCACGCTTGCGCAGCGGTTGGGAAAATCCGTAGATACGGCGCGGCGCATCAAAAACAGCCTGATTGATAAGGGGTTACTCAACATTCAACCCCAGACGGCAGATAATGGATTTTCTAACGCCCCGGATATTCTGAACTTTGGAAAGCTCGTTCGGCAATGCCGGGCACTTGAAAATACCCCCCCTCTTGCAGATTTGCCAGTCCCCCCTCTTGCAGATTTGCAAGACGAAGATTTAGAATCTAAGAGTTATAAGCCACAAGCTTCTGAACCTCCTAAAAAGCAGGAGGTTCAGGCAGAAACCACCTTTTCAGATGACAAGCCGGCCATTCAGCCCCATGTCGCTCTAATTGATGCCTACTGGTCAGGATTACCCGGTGGCCAACCTATTTCGGAAGATTACCCGCGCCACGTGAGACTCGCTTCAAAGGCAGTGGGGAAAATCACCCCTGAACAAATCACCGCTTTTATGGCTGATCTTTACGATCCCAAAACGGAAGTTTTTACCTACAGGCAGTGGCATCACAAGGTTATTCCTTTTGAGGATGTGATCAAACTCATCAAGCCCTGGATTGCCGAACATACTCCCCGACCTGTTCCGGTTTACGTGGTTCCGCCTGGCTGGATTGATGGCCAGCAGGATCGCATGATGGCTAAATATCGTTCCCCCGACATGCAAGCGCGGGTGTTATCAGAAATTCAGAGCCGACAGGCGGAGCGAGACGCACAACATGACTAATCCTGCTGTTAACCCAGGTCCGGGACCGGGCCAACCGATTTCCTCCAAACTTAACCGACCTGATCGGATGCCCCCATGCAGCATCGAAGCAGAAGAGGGCTTGATCCGTGATCTCTTTTCGGGCAGCGAGATTGAGGTGGCTGTTTCTGAAGGTCTGAAAGCATCCGATTTTTATATCACTCAAAACGGCTGGGTGTATCAAGCGATGGTGGACATTCATACTGCCGGGCAAGAACTCACCTTCATTATGGTGTGTGAACGCCTCAAACAGGTCGGGCAGTTAGAACAGCTTTCGCGGGACGGCATCACGGGAGAATTTGCCTTAGCATCCCTGGCGAAAGCCTATACTTTGTACGATACCTCAAAGACGGTGCGCTCTTATGCTCAAATCATCAAGGATAAAGCCCTGCGGCGCACAGCACTCGCTCAAGCCAGCCTACTGGCGCAAGCGGCCTATGATGAATCGACTGCGCTTCACATCCATCTTTCCCGGCACGAGCGGGCCATGACCGCCTTAAAGCCCGTCGATCTGAACCAGGAATTTGTGTTCGGGTCGAAAGCACAAACGATTTATGATGACATGTTAGCGGAACTGGCGCGGGGGCAGCACTGGTATCCCATGCCCTGGGACTCGCTGGCGGAGCGCGTGCCATGCGTAGTAGACGGTGATCTGATTGTCGTGGTCGGCCCAGAGGGATCGGGAAAATCGGCCCTGTTGCTTAATTGGGCACAGTTCAACGGAACGCAGAACATACGAACGGTTTACATCCATACCGAAATGAACCGTAAGGCGGTTTTTGACCGGCACGTTCTGGCGACCAGCAAGGCCATTAGCAACCGCCATTTACAGAAACCAGAAGAGTTAACCGATGCGGAATGGTCGGCATTGTACCAGGAGGATATGCTCAAGTCCTGGTCTCCGGCGCTTGATTTCTGGCATTGCGGGCTGGTCGAAGAAAGCAAACTGTTTGCCACGATGCAGCGTATGGTGGATGATTTCGGCACGAAGTGGTTTATTATTGATTATCTCAACGACGTGGTTCCTGACCGCGATCCGGGGGGTAATTCCGCTAACGGCTGGCGGAACTTCTTAGCCCGCTGCGAGAATTTCAACAACAAAAACCACACGGTAATTCTCACGGCGGCACAACTCAACGACCAGGGCAATGCCTATATGATTGGCAAGGCCCTGCGTCAAAAAGCCATGTTGTTTTTACGGCTTAAACCTGATGTCCTGGAATACGAACATAGTTTTGAGTACGACGGGGTTCCTTACCAATACGTTCCAGGGGATTATCACCCGGTTATTCCGATGCATGTGGAAAAGTATCGTAGTGGGGGGCGAGGTGTGGTTCCGCTGTTATTTGTCGGCCCGCGTTATTTGTGGGTTGATCAACCGAAAGAATTCCAAAGAACACGTAATTATGTGCAAGGTATCGACAATGACCGATAGAAAGGGGCTTCTATGTTCGATCTTCCGTTCGTGTATACCGTGTTCACCGTTTCAGCCATCGTGCTGGCGGGGTTCGTGCTGGTTTTGGCGTGGGCCACGCGGGATGTGCAGCCGCCGGACCTGTGGCCAGAGAGTGAAGTGAGGGGGACTGATGGGCAAGAGTAACATTTCCTGGACTGAAAGCACCTGGAACCCGTACACCTGGAATTGCAACAAAATCAGTCCGGGTTGCCAGCATTGTTATATGTTTGAGATGTCACGGCATTTGAAAGCCCTGGATGCGGCGGGCGCTCCCCGCTGGCGAGACTCGGCCCTCAAAGAACTTCCCAAACTTGCGCCCGGTCCGGTGTTCGTGAACTCCATGAGTGACACCTATCACGAAGGCGCAGCGCTGCCCTGGATACACCGCATTCACAATATTGCCCGCCAGCATCCACACCTGACAATGCTGCTGCTCACGAAACGGATCGAACGTGCGGCGGCGCTGGCCCCTTACCTGGATTGGCCGGGTAATCTGTGGATCGGAACGACCGTTGAGAGTCAGGATTATCTATGGCGATTGGATTACTTACGCCAGATCAAACGGGCGGCGGGGCGATTTGTGAGCTTCGAACCATTACTAGAAGCGGTTTCTCCGATCCTGACAGGCGTAAACTGGGTCATCGTGGGCGGGGAGAGCGGGTTAAAGCGTCGCGAGTTTGACAAAGACTGGGCCTGGATTATCCAATTGAACGCCCGCGCTAATCACATCCCGTTCTTTTTCAAGCAGGGATCGGATCGTTATCCTGGTTATGATCGTCTGCTCCATGATCGGGAATGGAATGAAGTCCCGACGGCGTTCCATTGGACGCCAGTTACCCATCATTCGGATATTCAATTAACCATGTTCTAGAGAGAGGGAATAATGCCAACCTTACAGTATCGAAGCAAACAAGCGAAGAACTTCAAGGACCTGCCCGACGGCGTGCTGCTTCAGTGCTATCCGAGTTCCGAAAGCGCCAACGATCTGATCATCGAATGTGACACCCAGGAGGTGTACACCAATCGCCTTGATCTCGTGTTCACGTCCTGCCTGTGGTTACATGACGGCATAATCTATGAGACGCGGTTCACCGACACCAACGGGCGGGCGGGCAATTTCGCTATCCGGGCGCAGCGGTTGGCGGCGGAGTCCGACGGAATGAATCGGGTGTATGAACGGGAATGGCGGCGGGAGCAAGACAATACGCTGCGGGCCTTGCGTGAGATCGCAGACAAGGTGGCGAAATGAATGACCGAGAACTGATTGAGCATTTTATCGGCGTGCTGGGAAATATCCAGTCTTTTCACATCGAGGACTGGAAAATAATTTCGGTACACGTAGACGCAGGGGACCTGGCGCGGTTGTGTGATTTGGCCATGCGCAGCGTTCAGGGGACGATGGATGGCAGCGATCAGGAGACAGGACGCTTCGAGTTTGCGCGGGTCGTAGACATCAACCCGGCGGCGGGAGAGGGGGAGTGATGATCGCCTTACTGGCTGTTTATTGTATCGGCGCTATAGCCGGACTCTTGGCAGGGGGTATGCTTGTATCTGCTACCTATGCTCGCCTAGTGCGCCAAGCATATGGGCTTGGGGATGTTCCAAATGTTGCGCACTATCTCAAAATGAAGGCGATTAAGCGCGGATTGGATATAAAGAAATGAACGAAACACTTGAGCAGTACATGACACGACTGGGTTTTACTCCTGAGCAGCAAACCGAACTACTGAAACTGTGCTATGCTTTGGGTTGGTCCGTATCGCAAGTGGCGACGGCGCTCAATGCCCTTGTCATTTCTAGTATAGATTACATCGTCTTTGACGTTTCATCTCCCAAGGCGCAGGCGCGACTCCGCAGTAAACAGGACTTGGAGCGCAAGCGCCGTCCGGGGAAATATCGCTGGGGAGGAAAGTAGTCTGGCTTGACGCGCTATATACCACATGGTATACTGCTATCAGCGCGCGGAATCGCTTCGGACGGTTGTATAAAGGCCGCGCGCACTCTCTCACAGATGCCCCGTCGTTCTAGGCGCGTTAGCGGCGGGGCAAAGAGGAAAAGCGAGTGGCGCTCACCAATAAGCAGCAAGTTTTCATCGATGAATACCTTCAATGCTGGAACGCTACTCGTGCCGCGCGTGTGGCTGGCTATAAAATCCCCCGGCAGTCCGGTACTGAGAACCTAGCAAATCCTGTCATTAAAGCAGAAATCAATCAGCGTATTCAAGAAAAACATATGCAGGCCGATGAAGTGTTAGCGCTTCTGGCCCAGCAGGCACGCGGCGCGGCTCAAGACTTCATTGAGATTAAAGGCACGCTCCCGTTTATGAACTGGGAAAAGCTTGAAGCGGCGGGCGGCCTGAAACTAATCAAGAAAATCAAATACGACAGCGAGGGGCGACCAGAGGTTGAATTTTACGACGCACAATCAGCGCTCAACCTGATTGGCAAACACCTGGGATTGTTCGTAGATCGTCAGGAAGTCACCGGCAAGGACGGCGGGCCGATTGAACATCGCATCACTGGGCTAGAGGACATGGCAGACGATGATCTCAAGCGCCTTATCGAATAAGCCCTTCAAGACACCCCGCCGCCGCGCCCTGGAAGAGTTAGCCCTGCGCAAGGCTCGCCACTCCCTGACCGCCTTCAAGCGCCTGATGTGGAAGCGTTATCAACACGCGCCGCACCTCGAAGCGTTGGATCGGGCGTTGGAGCAGTGTGTTCGCTGCTACGAAACGCACGGGCGCGAGGGGTATTCTCACCTGATTATTCAACTTCCACCACGTCACGGCAAAACGCTGACCGTATCCCGCTTTCTTCCTGCGTGGTTCCTGGGCAATCATCCTGACGCCCGCGTGATTATGGCAAGCTACGGGGCGACGCTGGCGGAAAAGAACAGCCGCTACGCGCGCAAGGTCGTGCAGACCAAGCGCTATCAATCCACCTTTCCGGGCGTAACCCTTGACCCCGTGAGCCATGCGGCTGATGCGTGGGATATTTTGGATCGCGAGGGGGGCGTTGATGCATTAGGCGTGGGTGGCGGCGTAACTGGCAAGGGCGGCGATCTCATTGTCTGCGACGATGTGATCAAGTCCAGGGCTGAAGCCGAGTCGGAGATATACCGACAGAAAACCTGGGATTGGTTTACGGACGATCTCTACACCCGCCGCAATGATGAGTATGCGCCCATCGTGGTTTGTATGACCCGCTGGCAAACGGATGATCTCGCAGGGCGACTGTTACGCGAGCAACCCGGCAAGTGGCACATTCTCAATCTGCCTGCTTTGGCGGAAGAGAACGATGTGCTTGGACGGCAGCCCGGCGATCCGCTCTGGCCAGAACGATTCTCGCTAACCATGCTCCAGGATATTCAGGACACGTTAGGGGAATACTCGTGGAACGCCCTCTACCAGCAGCGGCCCATCGCCGCCGAAGGGGGTATTTTCAAGCGGGCTAACTTTGGGATCATCCAGTCCGTGCCGGAATGCTCCGTGATCGTGCGCTATTGGGACCTCGCCATGTCCGAGAAAACCAGCGCCGATTACAGCGTGGGTGTCAAAATGGGCATGGGCCTGGACGGCAGGACCAAAATCCTGGATGTTGCCCGCCGTCGCGTTGAATGGGATCAACTGGCGGCGTTTATGGCCGATGTCGCTTTGCAAGATGGCCCGGAGTGCCAGATCGGGTTTGAGCGTCAAGGCTACATGACTCGTGCCGGTCAGGCGCTGGCGCAAGACTCACGCTTGCACCATTATGCCATCTGGGGGTACACTAAAGACAAGGATAAGTTGACCAACGCGCTTCCCTTTGCGGCCCGCGTGGGTTTGCAGATGGTGGATGTTGTAGAGGCCCAGTGGACACGCGATTTCTTAGACGAACTATGCAGTTTTCCGCGCGGTGCCCATGATGACCAGGTGGACGCCGGGGCCGGAGCTTACGAGATGTTAGGCGGGGACGTGATGGTTGGAGCCTTGAACTATGCGGACGAATCAGGAATTGCTTGACCGCCTGGAACGGTTAGCTGAACGCATCCGGCGCGAAAGCGGTGAGGCGTTGCCCAGTCTCCTGGTATGCTTCGATGACTTGTGGAACATTCAGGACGGCGGAGGATATTCCGGGACGTTGGATCACCGCCCTGATTTTGTGAAAGCCGATGACGCCCGACGGGGCAAAGGATTAGAAGATGCTTAATCGCGGGGAAACCATACGCGCTTATTTTGAAACCGCTGTGACCCTGGCCAGTGGCGCGGCAGTCAGTACGGAATTCAACATGTCGGGCTATACGTTGGGATGGGTCTATCTCGCCAGCGGGGTTACGGGGTTGGCGCTAGGCGCGCAAGGTGCACCTGTTCAGGCCCCTGGCGGCGGGGCGGGATCGTTCACAACCCTGGTTGATCGCTCCAATCTGTATGGGATCGATGTCTCCTGCGTGCTCCCGACAGCGCGGCTGACGGATCAATTTGCTGTGCCCATGCCTCCTTTTTGGTTTGGGGCCGGGCGTATCAAGTTGCTGCTTCACGATCTCTCAGGGTCGGGTATCCCGCAACCCAGTGCGACGCTGGCCGTCATTACCATGAAGTCATAAAGGAAAAAAAACTATGCATGTACTGACTTGGCGAGCGGGGTATCTGGCGAGTGCAGTATCGGGAAATAACACAGGAGCCGCACTAGATTTGCGCGCGGCCCAGGCGTTCGGACAGTTGCGTTGGGAATGTGGCAAACTCGGATCAGGAACGGGAGCCAGCGCGATCTTTACCATCCAGGAAAGTATCGACGGCGAGCGTTACAACAATGTCGCTACCTACACCGCGACAGCCACCGAAACGGGCACGGCTCAATACGTGGGTTATTATCCCTATTTGCGAGCGGTGGTCGGTCCTGTTTATACCGCTACCGGCGCACTGGGCACCGGCACGGCCAATATGTACATCTTTTATGCGGCGGGTATCCTGTAATGAATTGGTGGCAGCGCCGAAAGCGCGATTACCGGCTATGGCAATCTCGTCAGCAGAGCGCCATTTCTGAGTTAATCCAGAACAGTTCACAGCCCTGCATTGTGGACGGCGTGGATTATCGCCAGCCGCCCATTGTACCAGGTCCGGTACGCGCTCAGGGGGCCACTGCCGTCAAAAACCATTTGACGGAGTCCCGCGAATATTATCAAGGGCAGTTCGATCCCCCCAACCGGAGCAGTGCAAGCAATCCTGTGACCATGCCCCTGGATGATCCGCTGGCGGAATGGGATTACAACACCCGCCGGGCGGTGCTCGAAAACTGCCACGCGGCGTATCATCGTAACCCACTGGCCAAACGGGCAGTGGACGTAACCCGGCAGTTTGCGGTCGGTAAGGGTCACACGGTGACGGCGCAAAACCAGGACGTACAGGCGATTATTGATGAATTCCGCGCCAACCCTGAAAACAATATTCTAGGGTATGACCGGGGCTTTGTTCAGGACCTGCAAATAGACGGCGAACTCTTTATTCGCTTTTTCAACGGGGCGAATGGCCAGGTGGTGATTGTTCCGATCCCGCCCTGGCATATTCCAGAAATATGCTGCGCACCGGGCTTTTTCCGGCGTATCCTCCACTATCATTTGTCTTACACCTGGACCAATCCCAACGATAACCAGGGCGAAATACTTCCGATTGATGAAGAAATCGCCCCGGCGGATATGTTGCACGTCGCGATCAATAACCACACTTATGAGTTGCGCGGGCGGCCTGACCTGTTCGTAATCTTGCCTTGGCTGAAAGCGTATCACGATTGGATAGAGGATCGCTATCGCCAAAACAAATGGCGCGGGGCGCTGTTGTGGTGGGTGAAAGTTGCCGGGGCCGCGCCGGGAGCCATTGCGCAGAAAGTGACTCAGTGGAAGAAACCCCCCACGCCCGGATCGGCGTATGTCAGCAGTGATAAAGAAGAGGTGCAAGCCCTGACGAATCCTGTGGCCGCCAATGACGCCAGTGAAGACGGGCGGCAAATCAAACTGATGGTTGCCGTCGGGGTTGGACTGCCTGAATTTATGCTGTCCGACGGGCAAAACAGCAATCTTGCCAGTGCCACTGCTCAACAGATGCCCGCGTTGTGGAAGTTCGTCGATGCGCAACAGTTGATGCAAGAACAGGTTTGGGAGCCAGTCTACCGCCGCGTGATACAAGCCGCGATTGATGCGGGCCGGTTGCCCGAAATGGTGATTGTTCAGGATGCTGACGGCGATCCGGTGGAAGGGCAGACCCCAATCAAGGCAGTAGAGTGTTTCAAGGTCGAGTATCCCGAATTGCAGAGCGACGATCCGAAGACGGTCAGTGAAGCGCTGGCGATTGATCTATCCGGCGGGCTGGTTAGCAGGGAAACGGCGCGGGGATTGAAGGGGTACGATCACCTCCAGGAAACCAAGCGCATTCAGAAAGAAGCTGAAGAGGATCGCGATAACCCAACCGTTCGCACGCCTGAAAAAGAGGGGTTAGTCTGGAATTCCAATACGCAGCAGTGGGAAAACCCGGACACCCAACCTACGGGATCGGGTGAAGAGGATCGCAATGCCGAACCTGCCTGATCTGTGGCCTGATGCGCTGTCAATTGGTCGCGCGCTGCGCAGTGATAGCCAAGCGTTGCGTGACTCTGAGGAATGGGTCCGGCGCAATATCGACCAGTTGGATCGGGAGCAGGCCCGCTGGCTGTACGACCAGTACAAGATCGCCTATCAGCGCATGACACACATACTCGAATCGGTATACGACCAGCAGGGTAAGGCCCATCCTGAACTTCGGGCGAAACTATTAGACCAGATTGAGCGTGAACTATGGACGCTGTACGGGATTGTCAGCGACCATCTTGATCCGATTTTCGAGGAAGCGGCGCGGCGGGGATATTACGGGCGGGCGTGGGCACTGGACATGGCGACGAACCCTGATATAGTGCCGAGTTTCAACCAGTTGCTGCCCCGTGAAGCCATCCGATCCATGCTGCTGACCGATTACCTGGGTAAGCCCTGGCATGATGATTTGGGCTATAATTTTCAGCAATATGTGGGTAAAATAAAGTCATCCCTCACCCAGAGCTTGATTAGCGGGGAGAGCATGGCGACGGCCCAAAAGCGATTGGCTGAAAATTTGGGTGTCAAGACGGGCAAAAAGGGAAAGTTTAAAGCCAACTTCGCCCGAACCTTGATGATTACCCGCACTGAAATTATGCGAGCATCCAACCTGGGAGCGCTGGCGATTTATGAACAGAATCAAGATATTTTGTCCGGTTGGGAATGGGTTGCCACCCTGGATGAGCGCACGTGTAAAATTTGCGGGCGACTGGATGGCAAGCGCTTTAAATTCGGCGATCCCATGATGGCCCCGCCGTCCGGGTCGCATATCGGGTGCCGATGTACCCCGGTGCCGGTGCTGATTGATAGCGCGTTAATGGATGCGGTGGCAGGTGTTCGGCAGACGTATGGAGAATGGGCGGCGCAGCATGGGATTGCGTTCGATGGGAAACTGGCAGATCAAAAGATTGGAAGTCTTACATCCGTTGGGTCAGCGCAAACATTGTCGGTAATTGGAAAAACGGCAAAAGAAGCGGAGCAATGGGCACGCGCCAATGGATTTACGGTTAATTACGGCGGGAATTTAGGGGCTGGGAATTTTATAAATGAAAGTTTAAATGAGTTAAATCAAAAGGGTGTTAGAATACCAAGAAACGTAGAGTTTTTGGTATCTCCTGAAGAGTTTACGTCGGATGATCAGAGGGCATTAGTCTATGAACATACGCGCGGAAGAGAAATTCAAAGGATATTAATAAACCCATATCGAAATTGGGATGAGTATGCCCAAATAGCCCAAGATCAATACGATGATCATTGGTGGGCAAGTCCTAAGAAATACGGCGTCGTTATCCACGAGGTAGGCCATTCTATTGATGCATCTGCTAATGAAGATAGATATTTTAATGATCTGAAAGGTATGCAATTATCCCTAGATCAAAAGATTATAATGGCGCGCGTCTCGAATTACGGCGCTAGAAGTCGAAATGAATTCATTGCCGAGACATTTCATGGACTTATGGCGGGCATGAAGTACGATGATGATGTAATGAATTTATATCAAACATGGAATGGACCGGGGATAGAATAATGCCGCTACCAATAACGCGATGTAGTCGTTGTGCGTTCTTTCAGAGAGGCAATCCAAAGCTTGTATGTAAAGCGTTTCCAGATGGTATTCCGGGAGAAATATTAGATATGCGCTTTGATCATATTTATCCATTTACAGGAGATAGAGGTATTCAATTTAAACCCATTAAAAGAAAGTAAATCAAGAGCGCTTATTCTGTGGTATCATTAAGACAAAATGAGTAGAAAGCGAAACCAAAGGACTAAACTATGAGCGCTGCCATCCTGTGCGAACAGGTTGAACTGATCGAGAATACTATCAACCGCGACTCCCGCGAGGTCGAAGTAGTGCTGATCCGCCCCGGCTGGTCGGCCAATGGGCGCTACTATCCTCCGGCAGTCCTGGCGAAAGCGGCGGCGTTGTATGAGAATTCGCGGGCGTTTGCCAACCACCCCACGCCGGAACAAGTACGCCGGGGCGAAAGTCGCGACGTGCGCGATCTGAGTGGGCGGTACTACAACGTGCGCGTGGGAGAAGCGGGCGAACTGCGAGGCACGCGCAAAGTCTATGACAACCCGACCGGGAACGCGGTATGGCCGTTGATTGTGGATGCGACCGAAAGCCGCCAGCCCGTGATCGGTCTCAGCATTAACGCCGTGGGCAAGACGGCCACGGGCAAAGACCCGGACGGCAAAGAAGGGATGATCGTCGAGGAAATCACCGCCGTGCATTCGGTGGACGACGTGATCAATCCCGCCGCCGGCGGTGGCTTTGAGCGACTGGTCGCTGACAGCAATGTGCTGGCTCAGGAAGTCGTCAACGCCATGACCTATGAGGAATTTATCGCCGCCCGACCTGACTTTGTGGAGACGATCCGTGAGCAGCAAAAGCGGGTTCGTCAGGATGAAGCGGTACGCGCGGCGTATGAAGCACGGGATCAGGCGCAAGCCGCCCTGGTCGAAGCGAAAGAACGGATCGTCACTTTGGAACAGTTGATAGAAGACCACCGGGCGGCCCATGACCAACAGGCCCGCGCCGCCGCGCTGGACACGGCTCTCAACGATGCCACGATCCCCCCGTTATGGAAAGCGGATTTGCGCGCGCAACTGGAAAGCGCCCCGGCGGATCAATGGACCGCGATCATTGACCGTGAAAAGCGCAAGGCGGCGGCGATCCAATCCACCCAACCCGTCCCCGTGACCGGCGCACCTGTTCAACAGGCGCAACCCGTCCGGGTCATTGAGCATCAAGCGGCGGTGTTGGATATGGAAAAGATCGACACGCCCGAAAAGTTGAAGCGCGAATTAGAAATTCGAGGAATATAGTAATGGCAGTTACCGCTAAGAACGCAGTCAGCGCCATCCTGGTACGCGACGATCTGTACGTGGTCGTGGATGCGTCCGGTACGGCGTTTGAAGTCAATCCCGGCGATTATGTGGCGTTTTCGGGCTTTTATGCCGTCGCCGCGAATACCGGGGTCGCAGGATGGAAGGCCAGCGGCATTGGTATCGCCCTGGACCGCAATCCGGTCTATGATCAGGCCGGTCGCTGTGTTGTCAACTCGTCGCTGTTGGTTGCGACACATGGTATTTTCCGTGTTTCGGCCTGCTTCAGTGGGCAACCGCTGTTTGGTACGATTGTCAGCCCTGTGACGACCGGATCGGGCGTTAATGCGCCGTCGGGTGTCACGGGCGTGGGGGCTACCTGGAATACGGGCGCTCCCCTGCTGCACTCTGGCGCAACCGCCGCCGCCGCCGCTCAAAATGGGGTTGCGCAGGTGATCAATTACTTCAACTCCGGCCCGGCGGGCACGGGGCAGCTTGACATCCGTCTCTGGCCGCGCACGTCTGACTTCTTCTAGGAGCTATCGCCATGTCTGATAATGTACTTTCACTTGAGGCGATTGACTCCCTGGTTAAGCAAGCCAGACAATCGCAGGTTTACGAACTGGAATGGAACGGGGAAGGTAATCCCGTTCGCATCAAACCCGCTAACCTCCAACCGGGACGGCAGTCTCTGTCTGAGAACCTGATCCCCTATCCCCGTGATCGGCACGGGCATCTGACCGCCAACCCTGATCTGGCCGTCTTGCAAGAATCGAGCGGTGCGGGATCGATTGCGAATTTCCCCGATTTGCTGCGCCAGGGCGTGATGTTTGACGTTTTCTCTGGCTACAACGAAGCGCCGGTCGTCTGGCCACAGTTGGTGAACGAAGTCGGCTCGAATAAACCGCAAGAGGAATATTTGCGGGACGCGGGTATTGGATTGCTCCCTATCGTGACCGAGGGCAAGCCTTACCCAGAAGCGGCACTGAACCTGGATGACGGCGTAATCATCAAGAACAATAAATACGGGATGATTGTTCCCGTGACTGAAGAAATGCGCCGTTTCGACCAGTTGGGCAAAGTCCGCGACATCGCCAATCTGCTGGGCCGCGCCGCGCGTCTGACCGAAGAGCAGGCCGTCATGAATGTTCTGACCACTACCGGGAATTACACCCGCACAGTGGCAGCAGGTGATAACACGACAGGCAGTAACACGGTGGGAACAGCCTTCAACGCTGCGAACTTCATCATTGCCTGGAATACGCTTACCACCATGATGGATCGCAAAACTCAGCAGATTATCGGTGTGCAACCCGATACGTTGATCTGTGCCCCCAGTGTGTGGTTTGTCGCCAAAATGCTCTTACAATCCCCCTCTCTGGTGCGCGCGGGCGGGAACACGACCGCCGAAGTGTACGGCACGGGCGAAATGAATCCGCTCAGTATCGTCAAGCGGATCGTAGTGTCACCCTATTACGGTGCGGCCTCTGCCTATGCGTGGGGCTTGCTCGAAAGCAACCGGGCGCTTAAATTCCAGCGCGTCGATCCGGTCCAGGTCCTGCCGCCGGAATACGGTTACACGGACGATACCTGGAAGTACCGGGTACGCACATGGTTTGGCGTTGGCATGAAGGATGATCGGTTCGCTTTCTACAACACCGGTTCGGCTCCGACGGTTGTTTAACGTTTAGGTAAACTATGGGGGCGGGCTATCCTGCCCCCTATAGAAAGGTGCATCATGATTGACGCAGAGAACACCAAAAAAACGTTGGAATGGCTTAAGGGATTGTGCGAATTAGCCATCGAGGAATCGCGCAAGGGGAACACCATCCCGGCCCACAAGTTGGGGAGCAGCCCCACAACGGCGTACTACTTTCATAATGTTCACGTGCTGCGGACCATAACCCCCGAACAGTGGGCACTGAATTACGCCGCCGATCTTGAGGATATTGATAATCAACGCCAGTTCCAGGAACAGCAGATCGCGGCGGCTGAAAACACAGGGAAAATCAAACTGTTGGAAGATCAAAACGCCGATCTGGTTGCCAAGCTGGACGAACTGACCAAACAATTCGCGGCGTTTGTGGCCGCACAGCCCAAACCACGCAAGACCAAACCCGCCCCGGCGGAAACTGAGGCAGAAGGCGACGAACCGCCCGCCGAACCCACCGGCGAGGGGGAACAATAACATGACTCTTTCGACCGCCCAGGCCGTGCGGTTGCGCATTCAAGATATTCCGGCGATCTTCGATAAACAACTCTCGTTCGATGGCACGGCAACGCAGTACGCGATTGGTTATCTCAATACAACCAGCGCCAGCGCATATGTCACAGCGTCTGGCGGCGCGGCCTGGACTGCGACTGGCGCGACATTTGATACCTCTGGCTGGGTGGCATTTTCAGCCGTTCAGGCGGCGGGCGTGCCCTTCCGTGTACGCGGGGTGTATTCCGTCTTCAGCGACGAGGAGATCGGGCAGTTTACCGCCGTCGGGGGCAGTGTTGCCGGGGCCGCGCTTGAGGCCTGCCGGACTCTGATGTTTGATGCCCTCAAGCGGGCCAGTTGGGCTGCGCCTGATGGCACGCGCTATGATGATACCCAGGCGCAAGGCCATCTGATGAAAATGCACGACGCGCTTAAGGCCGAACTTGAACAAGACCAGATCGGGGACGGCGGCTATGTCAGTTGGTCTGAGGGACAGGGGGATTGGTAATGTCCTATCGAGGACCCTCCAATACCGGACGTATAATGTCCCAATTTGAGGACATCGTACAAAACGCCGGGGAGTCTGTGATCTGGCGGCAGTATGCCAGCGCCGTTACCGCTTCGACCAGCGCCTATTTTGCAGGCGGTGGTGTCACGGCATATTATCGCGAATCTACGATCACGGGACTGATGCACGCCCCGCGCACGCCTTATGATCTGGCACAATTTCCGGGCGGCGAAATGGTGGACGGCGATACATTCATCAGCACTGTACAACCACTGGGCAAACAAGATATAATAGTATGGCGCGGCGCGAATTACCGCGTGTGGAGTAACGCCATTCCGACCCACTTAGGCGGGCGGTTGTGGTGGAGATCGATTATCCGTTACGGCGACGTAACGGGGTAGAGCGCAAGCTAGAAAGCTTAAAGGAGATGTCAACATTAAAATCATGGTTCAATTCTCTTCGTGGCACTGATGAACCGCCAGAACCGCAACCGCAATTTGTAAGAAACCTTTCTGCGCCAGTTACTGCCAGCGGCCTGAATCCCGCACCTATTTCTCGTGAATTTTATTATGCATCTTATGGTAGCCCGACAGCCTCCGGTTTGCCACCGACTTCTAACCCAAGTTCCAAACCCTGCTTGACTTCCCATAATCCCCTGACCCTTACGGGCATCGCTACGATTGGATACAATGAGGGTTCTTGTGTCTGGTTATCCGATCTGAATTTGGCACAGGCCATCATTGATGCTTTCTTCGCCAATTTCGATTATGACTACAGAGAGCACAAGACCGGCGTCCAATTTAAAATCACTGTTGAGGTGATTGATCCATGAAAGCTTGCAATCTGGGTTGCGCGCTATTGTTGGGCGTCCTGGCGGGATGCGCCGTGGTATCCTTTTTCGTGTACCTTGTGTTCGCCTATCCGGTTTAGTAGAAAGTGACGCTTGTGAATAACCCGATCAAAGTTCTCATTTTTGGCGACGTAGCAGTACCGACCGGCTTTGGGCGTATCGGGGCCGCCATTGGCAAATATCTCGTGGCACATGGCTATCAGGTTCTGGGAGCGTGCATCCAATATGATGGCCTGCTGCCCCCGCCTACGGGCGTCCCTTTCTTTGTGGCATCGCTGGCGGGCAAGGATCACGGACAAGCCATTAACGGAATTTACAACGCCTTCAGGCCGGATGTCGTGCTGAGTTTGCAAGACTTCCCCTACCACCTCATGTTGCACGAGGCCACCGGGATCGACTGGTCGACGACGGCGCATGTGGTGATCACTCCGATAGACGGCGCTCCTGTTGCTCCTGAATGGCTGTCCAGCGCCAAAACATATGACAGCCTGTTTACCATCTCGGAGTTTGGGGTTACAACCTTACGTGAAGCCGGACAGCGCGCGCTGCTGTGCCCGCCGGGCGTTGACGCAACCGAATTTCGCCCGCTTCCATCTGAGGAACGCGCCGCACTGCGAGCCAAGTTGGACATACCCACTGATGGGTATGTGGTAGGCGTTATGGCAATGAACCAGGGGCGTAAGGACTTCCCCGCCATGCTGTCTGGGTTCGGGATTGCCTTTAAGGACGTACCCAACGCTTACCTCTATCTCGATTGCGATGATCGCAGTCCGGCGGGGTGGTGGCAATCATCCTGGTTATTCCCCCAGATTGGAATTGATCCCGCACGAGTGCGATTCCGAGAGGCGGCGATCCGCTCCGGGGTGATCAGTCTCAATGAGCGCTATAACCTGTTGGATCAACACATGGTGATTTCCATGCGGGAGGGGTTCGGCTTGCCCCACATTGAAGCACTGGCAGCCGGCGTTCCCACCTGTTCAACCCTCTATTGCAGCGGGCCGGAAGTGACCCAGGACGGTACGGTTGGATTGCTAGTCAAGGCCGAACCTTTCCGCCCATCCACCTGGGGCGGGGCAATGGATTGGAACGCCGATATAGTCGATCTGGCAGCCAAACTTCGTTGGGCCTACGAACATCCCGCCGAACGCGCGGTAATGCGTGAGCGCGGATTGGAATATGCCAAGTCACGTACCTGGGAGAAAGCAACAGCGGTTGTAGAGCAGGAAATCAGGGCCGTGCTAGAGAAGAGGGGCAAGAAATGACGCAATTCCATGCAGTGAAATGCGATCAATGTGGACAGGAGATGACACAACAATACAATTGGAAGACTGAAACCTATCTAATCCCTGATAATTGGATGACAATACAGTATGCTATTCCTAGCGGCGATCCGACAGCGTCGGTCTATCCCACTATTTACACTCGCGATTTTTGTTCGCTGTTCTGCCGGGACGAATGGGAAAAGAATCATCGCAAGGTGACACGATGACCCTCCTGAGCGTTATCATCCCCGCCTATAACTGTCTGGCTGATGTGCTGCGGTGCAAGATGTCTCTTGAGCGCTACCGCTTCAATACTGACCGTGACGTCACTGAAGTGTTGATTCAGGATGACGCCAGCCCGGACTATGACGGCCCGGAGTTGTTCGGCATTTGCTGTCAACGCAACCCGGTAAATCTGGGGTTCCCTGGCAATTGCAACGCAGGGGCACGCCGCGCCTATGGAAACATTCTTCTATTTTTGAATCAGGATTGTTTAGCGCTAACCCCCAACTTCGACCGGGTGATCTGCGACTTCTTTGACGGCGATCCTGAAGTGGGGATCGTTGGTCCTACGCTGCTGTTTCCTGATGGCCGCGTACAAAGCGTGGGGGGCAGGTTCGATCTGAAGTGTCAGCCCTACCATGAATTCCTGGGAGCGTCTAACCTGGACTGGGAACCCATCAGCGTGCCCCGCCGCATGTCCTGGGTTACGGGGGCGGCGCTGGCGATCCGTCGTGAGTTGTGGGAGAAATTAGGAGGCTTCGATTTTGAATACGGTCGGGGCTACTTCGAAGATGCTGATTTATGTATCCGCGCCCAACTTCTAGGCGCGCAAGTCTGGCACCTGCCCACTGTGCGATTTCAGCACCGGGTAGGTAGCACCGGCGGTAATCCTCATTTCTCGCAGAATGCACAACTGTTTAAACGACGTTGGGTCGATACGGGCGTGCTTCTGCCGGATGTGCAGGCGGTGAAAGAGAGATTCTGGTAATGCGTATTCTCTTGATTTACATTCATTACCCCTTGTCCAGCGGGCGATATTGCTCTGAAGCGCTCATTCGCATGGGCCACGACGTGCGCCACATTGGACCCTGTACCGGGCGTGATATTTGGGGAATCCAGGTGGATGAACAATACGTCTGGTTGCCTACCGAGATTGAGGACGGATGGATACCCGAACTGGTTATCCTTATGGACAGCGCGATTCAATTAGAAGGAAAGTTGCGCCACTTGTGGCGCTGCCCTCTAGTCGTCTACGGGGTCGATAACCATGTGCGCGATTACCATCAGTTCGATGGCATTGCGGATCATTTCTTTCTGGGTCATGGTCATGGATTGCGCATAGGTGAACCCAATGTAACGTGGCTCCCTTGTGGCTACGATCCCGCCACCTTCACCCCCGGTCCGGCATGGAGCGAACGACCCACCGATTGGGCTATGATCGGTGTCAATTACGGACAGCGGAACGAACTAATCGGCCCATTGCTGAGTGTCAAGCAAGGCATCCGGGCCGCCTACGGGACGGGGTTGTTGTATGACGAGTATGCACAAGTCTACCAGGACAGCAAACTCTCCATCGTGCGCAGCGCGGCGGGTGATGTAGCCCAGCGAGTCTGGGAAACGGCGGCAATGGGCTGTCTGGTCGTGATGGATGAGTGTCCAGATTGCGCCGTCCTGGGATTGGTGGACGGCGAAAACTGCCTGATATACCATTCCATTCAGGAGTGCGTTGATAAAGTACGTTGGACATTAACCCATCCCCACTTAGCAGAGGCAATGGCGCAGAATGGGCAGGAATGGGCGCAGTCGGGCACGTGGGACAACCGGTTACAGGTGATTATCGACTGGGCAGACTCCTTTGGAAAACCTGCCGACAAGCCGAGAAAGAAGAAAACTGAATGAGGGGCGCACATCTGGGATGTGGAACCGTGATTTTACCCGGTGACAAACTGCCGGAGTCCTACCAGTTATTGCCATCTCATATCCTCTCGGACCCGGCCATTACATGGGATAATGTAGATCGTAATCCCCAACCCGGCGTCAGTAAGTTGATCGACTTATTCAATTATCCCTGGGTAGGGCTGGATGACAACGCCTATGATTACGCGGTTTGTTCCCATCTGGTGGAACACATTCCACATGATCAGAACCATAACGGTGTGATCTCTCAGATGCACCCGGATTATCAAGACGGCTGGTTTGCTTTCTTTTCGGAAGCGTGGCGCATCTTGAAACCGGGGGGTAAACTCCTGCTGGCTATGCCCTACGCCTGGTCGAACAGCGGAATCAGCGATCCCACCCACACCCGCTATGCCACCATCGCTACGATGGCCTATTTCAACAACGCCGATGGTGATAAGTCCAGTTTTGCCTACAAAATGGGATCGCTGTGGGAACCGATCAACTTTGAACAGGATGTGATGTTTCACCCGCACATTTTGGCTCAGCAGGCTTTTCGGCGTCAACTCAACGTCCGAGAGGCAATGGACCTGTGGCTCTCGGCAGGCACACATACGGGCATCAAGTCCGAATGGTATGACATGCTCGATATGAAAGAAGAGTGGACGCTCGAATTCCGCACAATATATTATTCATTCGTGTGGATGTCGGCTCAGACCAATCTTAACATGATCCCGGATTTTAGTATCGTGATGACGGCGAAGAAAGATGCAGATCAAGGTTAGGTTTGCCGATCTCTCAGAAGAGAAGATACTGACCGCGCGTAAAGTGCAATTGTTGATCCGCCTGATCAAACAGCATGTGCGTGAGGTGTCTTTCGCGGTGGAGCGGCGGATCAAGCCTAGTATGCCAGTGGATACCGGACGTGCGCGGGCCAGTTGGGGACATTGGACGCCACAGGATATACACCGCATCAGTATCAATAACCCGCCTAGCCCTGGGGACGCCCTGTGGACAGAAAAGGACGATGGATATACAATAGAGCAAGGATCGAATGTGGGTTATATCGCCAGTCTCAACGATGGCAGCAGCAAACAGGCCCCGGCGGGTTTTATTGACCGGGCTGAGGAAGCAGGGCAACAAGCGATTGATGCCAAAGTTGAGGAAGCGATAGCGCGTTTCGCACGAGATGACTCATGACCTTTAGTCACGACCTGGGAATCTACAACATCGAAGCCAGCGTAAATGCGTGGTTGGCAGGACAATTAACTACCGCGACGCCGCTCGGCGGTACGGTTCCGGTTGTGATCGGCTGGCCCCACAGCCCCATTGCTCCGCCGATCTTCAGTATCTATCATCTGGGCAGTGAAGGATCGCCTTCTCAATTTGAGGGGGGTAACGTGGGCTATGAGCAGCGCGGATCGCAGCGATGGGGTATGGCGCAAATTGACTGCTGGGAAAGTTACAAGCACGAGAATTACGCCGCGCGGCTGGCGCAAATGGGCGACCTGCTGACGAAAGCCCACGCCACCCTATACGCCAGCGGATCAAGTATCCCGGTCTATGACTTTTACAGCAATGCCAGTGCACCCGTCGCCCTGGCGTATCGTATTCGTATTGAGGATGTGCAAGAATCGCCGGTGGCTCCCGATCCTAATCCTGATCTGGTGCGCCGCCGCTTCACCTTCGTGTACCGTTGGATAGAGCGCGCTTAGCGCATGGAGAAAGGTTATCATGTCGGCTGAAACAAGAAACATGCTTGAGGGCAACCTCTACATCGTCAGTGCGTCCGGTCAGGCGACGGGATGGATTACCGCCAGTGGGGCCAGCGGCGTACTACTGGCCTATGTGCAGAACTTTACCTACACATCCGGGCGACAGATTGCAGCCATCTCAGATCGCGGTAGAGCAAAACACTTTAAAGTTACCCAATACGATCCGGTGGCCATGAGTTTTACGGTGGCCTATGGCATCACAGCGCACTATCCAACTGCTATCACCGGCAATGGATCGACTGAACCGATGTACAATATCGAATTCAAGCAGGTTGCGGCGGAACAGGGCAGCACCGCCAGCGGAATTTATCTGCAATTCTACGGTGTCGATCTGCCTTCTCAGTTGTTTACCGAAGGCTCACCCAGCAACACGCTCCAGTTCCAGAACATTCAGGCGCTGGGCATGATCGGCCCGGCGGCGACAGGATACCTGGCGTAACATGAGCGAAGCATTTTCCTGGCCAGAGGGCAATCTCTACCTGATTACAGGCAGCGCAACGGCCAGTGCCCTGCTGGGCTACGTCAAGAGTCTGCAACTTAACCCGTTTCGCGGGTGGGAGAATTATCAGACCCTGGATGGCACCTGGCACAACCGCCAGACAGGACGGCGGATCGATGTGTCTGTGTCACTGGCTCACACGGTAGACAATGCTATCCTGGACGCTGTGTTTGATGCCAGCCATACAGCAGTCCACCTGCACCACGTGGCAGCCTACACCGGAGTATCTGCCGGGTGCATTATGTATTCCGGGGTGATTGATACGCTATCCACCAACGGCAATGAGGGCGATCTCTTTGTCCGGCAGTTTACCTATCATTGCAATAATTGGTCGGCCTACTAGGCCAGAAAGCGCACCATGTCCAAAACGAAAACGCAAGTGCAAAAAGGCAGACCGGCTACCTTTGCAGACTTCAAACCTCAAGTCTATGAGTTTGAGCTTGAGAATGAGGTCACGGGTGAAACACTGCTGATTCAGGCCCGGTCCCTGGATGCGTTGGAACGCGCTCAAATTTTGCTGTTTTCATCGGAACCCCGACCGCCCGAAATGAAAATCCATAACGTGGGCGGGGAAATGCTGCCCCAATACGATTATTACAACCTGGACTACCGTAAAAAACGCGAAACGTGGGGCCGGGAACGGGATAATTTGCTGATCATCCACACGCTAGTGTCACCTGAAATACCAGGGGACACGGAAGCGGAGAAAATCGAAACCTTGAATTCACAGCTTGCGCCCTGGGTCCGTGAGGCACTTTTGCGCGTGGTCGTAATGTTGTCCACAGTGGCGGAGGGCGGCGTTAAGCGCCGTCAGTTTCGATCCAATGGAGCAGACCATTCTGAGTCTGTGTAGTAAAAAAGGATGGTCGCTGGCGTTTTTTTTCGATCTTGATCCGAATGAGCAGCAGACCTGGGTGGATTGGGAACAGTTTCAGCAGTACGCCGTTCGAGAAGAGCAGCGCTTGATCATCGAAAGTGCCACCCGAACGGATGAAAAGGGCGATACCACCATCTCAGCAGAAATTGTGTCGGCGCTGGTAGCGCTGGCGACTGGTAGAAAGAGTGGCTGTTAAGAAAGTTATCATCAGCGTTGAAGACCAGTTCAGCCGCCCGTTGCAAAATTATGAGCGGGCGATTTCCAATGCTGAAAAATCCACCTCGCAATTCGGGCGCGCGGCCACCAATACGCAGTCGGGGTTTAGCAAGGCCGCTGCTGATTTAGCGCACCTCGGACAATCCGCGCAATTTCTGTATCAGACTTTCTCTGGTGTTTTTAGGCAAGCCAATGAATGGGCACAGGTCGGGCTATCGGCAGAACGCAACAAAATAGCGTTCCAGTCCTTAGCAGGCAGCGCCGATGAATACGCGGCCAAGATTAAAGCCATCACGGATGCCACGCGCGGTATGGTCACGGAAGGCGAAGCGGCGGGCACGGCTTACCGCTTGCAGCGCTTTGGCCTGGCGGATACCGCTGACGAGATGGAGCGCTTTATGCGTACTGTCTCGATTGTCAGTGCCATTAATCCTCAACTCGGCGGCACGGCAGAAGCGATCAACCAAATCCAGTTAACCCTGTCCAACATGTCGTTCATGCGCCTCGACCAACTCGGCGTAAGTGCTGGGCAAGTCCGCGCGCGCATGGCAGAGTTGAAGGCTGAGGCCAAGGGACTGTCTGATGAGCAGGCGTTCCAGACGGCGGTCATGGAACAGCTTGATCAGCAGGCCAGCGCCGTCGGGGACAGCATATTGGAGATGAACGACGCCAGCGAACGTTTTGCCGCGCGCTGGCGGGGGTTCAAGGAGGACTGGGGTCTCAAGATTGCCACTGGGTTTGAGGCTATAGCTCAGTCGGCTGAAGGCGCGGCGGCAGCGATTAAAAAGGTAGGTTGGGCTGATTTCATTCAGGAGGCCGCTAACCAAACTGGGCTGGATGCTATCGGAACGGTGATTCAGACTGTCCAGGATATTCAGAAAACCACGCTACGCGATACCAGTTCCTGGCGCAATGAAATGCTGCTAGCCTCGATGGGACAGTATAGCGCCATGACGGTTAACCCTTTCCTGGGCAAACAAAAACCCTCTGTCAATTGGCAGGAGTGGGGATTGAACGCCGATCTGACCCCTCGTCGAGCCTCCATTTACGGCGGAACAACCCCCGATCTGGCTTACTATCAGTCGGGCGGCGTGGTGCAGCAACCTTTAGCAGGCTACGGTCAATACAACTCCATCCTGAGTCGCCAGCGTCAGGAATATGACCAGCAGCAGTATTATCAACTCAGGAATGCCCCGACCGTATTAACCAAGGTCTCAGGCGGTTTCCAGGGTCAGGGCGGCTTCTTCAACCTCATGGGCGGTTTTACTCCTAAAACTGGATTAGGGGATAAAGAAGGCACACCCAATTTCTCTTACGTTGAGAACCAACTCAAAAACGCGGCGGGGTATTCACGCGAGATTGAAAACAATCTGACCTCTGCATCTGATAAATGGGGCAGTCTCAATGAGAAATTCGGCATTGCTCCGGCGGGGTTGGATACCGATCTCTTCAACAGCATGAGCGAGGCCCTACGCAGTGCGGGGATTGAAGGCGACGCCGCCGCGAATGCGATCAAGGCGTTCCAGCTTCAATCCGGCATGGCTACTGGTGCCAGCGAAGTTTTCAGCACCAAGTTGCAACTTCTGACAGAGCAGTTTGGCGCGGGTAAATTAAGCGCCGCTGAATACGCGCTCGAAGTCCAGAACCTGGGTAATATGGATTACACCTGGGTCGATTCGCTGGTTCAGGGCTTTACCAAAATTGGCGACTTGCAAGGCGCGCAAAACGCGGTCGAAGCGGCTAAAAGCACCATGACCCCCGGTGGCCAGGTACAATACTGGAATCTATTGACGCCATTGGGCCAAGGCACGGAAACCGGCGCGGGCGGGGGTGATAAATTTGCTGAAGCCGAAAATAGCATCAATTCGCTGATCTCCAAGGTCCAATCAATCCCCCTGGAAGGCAGTACGGCGCTGTTGGACTTTTCCAGCACCGCCGCTGAGCAAATGGGCGCGTTTAGTTCAGATGCCATTGAGAAAACAGACGCGGTAGTGGGATCGCTGAGTCGGCTGGAAGGCAAGCACATCAGCGTTATCATGGATATTATTCCCGCCCTGAGTGGTGAGGGGGCCGCTCCGGTGGCTACCAGTGCCAGTGTGCCCAGCAGTGTGGAACAGTTCGCAGCGGGCGGGTTTACGGGCCGGGGTGGACGCAATGAGATCGCGGGTGTGGTACACAAAAATGAGTACGTGCTCTCTGAGAGTATGCTCAGCAACTTGAAGTGGCAGCGGGCCGGGGGATCGGAGCGCGGCGGGGAATTTCTGCCGGTGGTAATCAAACTCAGCGACCGGACGTTGTATGACGCGATAGTAGACGTAAGAAGGCAAAAGGGGCAATGACCTATACCTGTACGGTACGCATGAAGATCGTACATTTTGATTTGGGAATCATCTGGGAAGATGTGACGGCCTATGTGATTGCGGCAGAGTCGCGGATAGGGTTTTCCGGGGAAATGCAGCACACGGCAGACATCGGGCAACTTTTCCTCACCCTGGACAACAGCGATCAACGATTTTCACCAGAATACACGCCAAGCCCCTACTATGGTTATTTGCGCCCCAGCGCCCCGGTGGAAGTCAAGATTAGCGACGGCGTAACCACGTGGTATGTTTTTAAGGGGATTATTCGGTCAATTGATCCTGATGCGGGCGTAAATGGCTCTAAGCAATGCACGGTACTCTGCGAAGACCTACTTACGATGTATCAGCCTGCTTTTGCCTTTTCGCTGCCCATCCAAACCAATATCCGCGCTGATGAATTAATCCTCAAGATCGCTAACCAAATCCACGATGTTGATCCCTGGGCTGCCTTGATTATCTATCTCGAAAATCCAAGCGCGGGGAACAAAATATCTTTCACCACACCGCAATCAGGCACAGTAACTTATACGTACCGGAATTCGCTATCGGCGGCAGGAGATGTTTTGTTGGGGGCCGATCTGATTGAATCGTGCTCCAATATGTTTGATGCCATGAACGGGAATGCGGTCAATTCAGGAATAACCTATCACGGCTCGACTAAACCCATCACGGCGGATATGTCCATTACTTATTTTGACGATGCCTTGACTTTTTTAGCCCTGACTCCTGGAACGTGGGCTAACATCATCGCGTATACCATCACGGGATTTAATACTTTCAATGGTGATGTGCCCGCTTCTGATTACAGCCCGGTCGATCTACAGACCGGGGATCGCGTGTTTACATTTGCCGCCGATCTATGGGATGAAAACTCTAACGGGATGCAGGCGGTCAATGATTGCGCCGCGTCAGAATACGGTTTTGTGTGGTTTTCGCGTAACGGGACACTAACCTTCAAGAACCGGCGGTGGGAACCGGAACTAACCAGTGCTACCCCGACAGCGACCATCAACGGTACGCATACGGGGCAGCGGGGCGAGATGTCTATCAGCCGCCTACAGAACAAAATCACCATTACCCATATCCCCCGCTCGCAGGTCGGGATTGGGGTTGTGGCGCACAGTTTTGCTCCGATCATGGTTCCATCAAAATCATTTGTCAGCAGCGATTCGGCACTTTGGCCGCGCACCAATCGCGATGCTCAGGGGTACGTAGGATCGTCAGGGTCGGGCGTCCCGCGTGCTGGGGATAAGATGATCCGCCTGCCCTATACGGATGAATACGGAAATCCGGTCAGCGCCAAAGACATTATTCAGCCCGTGATTACTACCGACTTCACCATCAATACCAGGGAAGATGGCACGGGGCAGACATTCAGCAATGCTCAAAAGCGGATTGAAATAAGTTTGGCTCCGGGAAGTTCGGATGTTGAGGTGGCCTTTAAAAACACGCACAGCATGGAAGTATACATTCAGAACTTTCAAATTCGGGGCACGCAAATCAGACACTATTCCCCAGAAACCGCGCTATATGCCGACAGTTACAGCGTCTATCTCTACGGCCTCAAGGTTTACAATCACGATCTGGCTTTTGGCAGTGGGGATGTGTTCACGGAGGCCCTGGGTTTTTACCTGCTCTACCGCTACAAAACCCCGCTGTATGTAATTGATACAATCGCCTTTGAGGGTCCGGCGCTGATCGGCGCGGTCAACCTGGCGGCGCTTGAAATCGGGGACACGCTGAGTATCAGCGAAACGCAAACCGCCGTCGATGCGCAGAAATACGTTATACGCAGCATTGAAACCACCTTAGGGCAAGGTGGGGATGTCGTGAATTTCACGTTTGGCGTTAAGCGCCTTAACCCGGCGAACTTCTGGGTACTAGGCGACGCCACTTTAGGTATTTTAGGGAGTACAACGCGGTTGGCGTTGTAAAAGGATAACACTATGGCTTGGACAACTCCATTGACCTGGACGGCGGGTATGGTTCCCGGTGCAACTGATTTCAACACGCAGATTCGCGACAATCTGAATGCGTTGAAGTCGCCCGCGTTTGCCATTACGGGATTTTATACCACCTCATCGGCGCGACCCACGACCACCGGCACCACCTTCGCCGCCATTACCGCGCCCCTAGCGCTGACCATTTATGCCTACGGTGGAAATTTGCACATGGGTCTTCAGGGTTACAGCGACTTCGACGGTTTTCTGCTGGGTTTTTCGGTCAACGGCACTGTCTATACGGGCAATTCGCCGTCGGGGTTGCAGAAAGTCATCTCTAATGCGGGGTTTCATGTCCAATACTATGCCACCGGGTTCACTGCCAGCGGCAACTACACCGCCGCGCCAGTCTGGCGCGTGGCGGCGGCTACCGACACAGGCCGCATTAACACCAGCAGCCTGCAAGTAACTTTCTGGGTCCGGGAGGCGTAGATGGGACTGGGACTGGCTTTACGCTTGACGTCGGGATTGCTGGACGGCGACTTATATTATTCGACCGGTACTGTCAATATCACGCCCAGCGCCGGGGCGGAACTACTGGCCAACGGCGGGTTTGACTCCTGGACGGGGGATAATCCCGATGGCTGGTCCGTGACCGAAACTGCCCCGGATCCGGAATGCACGGAGCGCGATCCTAACCAGGGCCACGCGGATACTAAAACGGTGGGCGGCGCGGCGAACCTGTTCAGTTCGGCGACGGCTATCCGTCCTCAACTGACTCAAAACGTCCTCACCGTTGGAAAGTTTTTTAAGATCAGCGGATCGGCCTATCGCGTGGGCGGGTCGGTCGGTGTGCGGGATGCGGCAGGTGGCTTTTCATACAACATTATTGCTTCTGGGGCATGGGATTTTACTGGCCGCGCGGCGGATACACTATTTCTCGCGCGCGGCGGCGCGGGGACCAACCTGACACTAGATGATGTCAGTGTCAAGATGCTGTCTGCTCTGGTCGAACTGCACACGCACGCGGTGGCGTATGGCGACTTCAGCGTCACGCTAACAGCAGCAGGGACGAAATATCAAGGTGGCGTCGTGTTCAATTACTCGGACGCCAACAACTACGTCCTCTGCAATTTCAACCGGATCGATGGCAAAGTATATCTGATCAAGTACGTGACCGGAACACCGACCGTGCTCGGTTCGTGGTCCGCGACATACAGCGCCGGGGCAGTCCTCACCGCGCGGCGACACAAAGACGGCACCATCGACGTGATCTACAACGGCGTGACTCTGGCGAGCGGGATCGCCGCGACCGGGCTGGCCGGGCTGCAAGCCGGGCCGTTCAAGACGGATGCCAGCGGCGTAACGATTGGATCGTATACCTGGGATGCCAGGACAACTACTTAATTAAGGACGGGACCCTATGACACAAGCAATTTTTGAGGCGATATGGAACGCCGCCGAGGGAATGCCCGAACTCCTGAAAGACGAGAACGGAAATTATATTCACGACGATGGCACGCCGGACTGCGGATGGCAGGTCTGTTTTAACGTTCCTGAGCCGCCGCCTCCGACCATGCCGATCATGATTCACTGTGGCGAGGACGCTATGGCGATTTTGCAGGGTTACGATGCTCCGCTATGGCTGGATAACGTCAACACGCCGGTCCAAGATGATTATGGTCCCTTGAAGGATAACCCGCGTGTTTATCCAGATCAAACTCCGACCTGGCTTTTTGCAGGACAGGCCGAGGGGTATGTAGCCTGGTTGCAGGCAGCGGGGTGGAGCGCCGTAACTTACGCGGATGTATTTGATGCCCTGCTGGAGGCCTATTATCGCTATGAAATCGGAAACAATATCATGGAAGGGCTGCACGGCGTGGCCTACGAAGAAATTACATGCACCATGTATGATCCGTAAAACCCGCACCGCGCGGGGTTAAAAGCGATCAATGCGAGAGCGATTTATCGAAAAAGAAGGTCTGGTATACCGTCCGGTATGCTGTTACAATGAAACGGTGCCGCCGGACGAGGGGCCGCCCGGACATGCACCGTAGGACTATTATACCAGATCGCCCCCTAGTGAGGTAGATCGCATGGATATTATCATCAGACTTATTGAAAATGTGGGCTTCCCGATTACCATATCGGCGGGTCTGCTTTATATCGTTTTCCGTTTGCTTTCTCTCATTCCCCGCCCCAAAACCATCAAAACCGATCCTGCCGATGTCATCCCCACTCAGGCCGAAACCGCCTTGCTTGTAGCGGGTACTATGAGCACACTGGTCAACGAAACGACCAAGCGGTTCGAGGAAATATCTGAGAAGGATAAACTTATCGTCCAGAGTCTTAGCCTCTTGATCGAAGGGTTGAAAAAGCATGATCAGCGGGTGGATGAAGTCAAGGAAAGCGTGAACGAAGTCAAATCCTTAGTTTCAAATGCCGTCGGTCAAATGGTGGGGGTTGCGCAGCAACGCGATTCAATCATTGCTGCCATTCCGCAAAAGGTGGAACAGATTATGTTACCAGAAATTCATAAAGTACCAGACGAAACTAAAGCGGCGCTTGACCCGCGTTTTGATGAAGTATTGGCCGAACTGAGAACAATTCGCGAAGAGATTAAATGTGCCCCAGACAAGACCGTTGAAAAGATAGAGCGGTCACTGGATGCGCTGACAGAGAAGATTGAACAATGGTTCAACAGTCAAAAGAGAGAGGACAAACCCAATGAATGACATCTTTGCATCCCCTGAATTTATCCGATGGGCCGCTACCATTGCGGGCGGGGCCGTTGCGGCGGCGATCATTGCTCTGGCGCTGCGGTTGAGCGCAGGTGAACTGTTCAAAATCTGGCAATTTGTACGCGGTGAGGTTCCTGCTGTAATTGAGGCATTTGACGACCCTGACGATCCTCTTGTCCTCTGGTTAGATAAATACATTCCTGGCAATGCCACCGCCGTTATCAATCAAGCGCTGCCTGCATTCTTGCGGATCGTCGCTGATAAGCTGGATGACCAGATCAATAAGTCCGACTCTGGCGAAGCGGCAAGTGAGCCGCCGAACCTACCGGCGCAGTCTCAGGACCTGAATTGCCTGGCGTTATGCCAGGAGAGGAAATAAACGACGATGAATAACAAAGTTCCTAAATTCCAGCAAATCTGCTATATCCTGAACAGCCTACACCTCTTCGCGCTGGCTGCGGGTATGCGCTGGCTGGCGTTCAAAATCGCGCGACCAGAATACCGCGATTACGGCATTCAAGATCAGGCGGGTTATCTCGGCTGGTTTGGTACACCTCAGTTAGGATGTCTGGCCTTCAAGCGCGAGGACCAGACGATACAATTCAGGTGGTGATGATGAAGAAATCAGCACTCAAACAACGGATCGCCGAACTTGAGGCAGAAAATGCTGAACTTAAACGGCGCGTGGAGCAACTTGAACAAATAAGCAAGATCATCGCATCACCCATTGCTCCCTATCCATATAAGACGGTCACTATCAAATCACCTGATACTGGCTACATTTGGTATCCCGATCCTGACAGTACGGCATTTCCACCCCCTAAGCCAATGTGGAGAACATGGTGCAACACACAATGAAAACAAGACTCTGGTTTACTCTCTGGTTTGTTCTTACCGGATCATCCTTGCTGCTGATCAATGGCTACACGATTATCAGCGGCGCACAAAATATTATAGATGTCCCGACGACTACACCTACAGTTACCCGAAATATCGTCGAGATGACTATGCTGCTGGATGGCATCGTGCGCCAGTTTGACTGCATTGAGGCTACTCCCTGGTCTGAACCTACGCAGGAATCCGGCGATCTGCCCACTTCCACCCCCACGCCTAGCCCTACACCGATCCCGCGCTGTTATGGGCTGGTCATTGCCACGTCGCTTAACGTCCGTTCCGGGCCGGGAACCGCCTACAGCGTATCGACCACGCTCAAGATTATGGCTCAGGTGGACATCCTGAGCGCGGTAGTCAACGCCGGTGGTGAGACGTGGTACAGAATAACTAGCCCCGCCGGGTATGTGCTCAGCACCTATGTCACGATCCCGACTGATGCGGCGTGTAATTTGGCTGCCATGAGTGCCGCGCCGGTCAACAAGTTCGGGCTGCATCTTACGGTTGGGGCCAGTCAAGACGTGGTGTACGCCGCGCTGCCCAGAGTCGGACTGCTGAAAGGGACTTCTGGAACCGAGAATATCATCATCGGGGCGCGCAAGTTACGCCCCGATTTGTTAATCCTCTATCGCGTGATTGCGCCCGACTGCCCGCCCGGTTGGGGACAGGGGGACGCGCCGACGGTGGCCGATTCCTGGTGGAGCGCCAAATACAGCCAATGGAAAGCGGCGGGGATGATCGGGATAGCAGATTTTTACGAACTGACGAATGAATGTGGATATGGCGGATCAGCTTTCGAGCGCGCGTTCTGGGGCCGGATGATCGAGCACGCCAACGCTGCGGGGGTCTGCTTAGCGCTGTTTTCGGACAGTTACGGAACACCTACCACGCTCGAATTCCAGTTCCGCGCGCCGATCTTGGACTTGGCGCTGGCGCAAGAGTGCAAACCGGGAAAACGCCATATTATTGCCATGCACAGTTACGAAGGGGTAAACAGTGGGGACTGGAAGTTTGGACGCTGGCGGCTATTCATGAGCACGATGGCCGCGAAATACAAGGCGGTTCCGATTGTGTTTACGGAATACGCTTACAATTCCGGGTCCGGGAAAGTGGATTGCGGGGCGCTATGGACGGATTGGGCACGGGCCGAAAGAGAATACAGCGCCGATCCGCAGGTGCTAGGGGCGCTGTATTTCAATGCGTCGCCGGTCGGGGGCTGGATGGATATTAGCTCTTGCCTGATTTAAATCCGTGTGTGGATCGGGTGTCGTGGGTTTGATCCGGCCACCATAACCCGCGCTCTCTGGCATCCGCCTCGATCAGGCGTCGAAGATACTCCGAGATGTTGCCGCCTGCTAATCTGCGCAGGGCGAGATGCTCATCATCCGTGCCCCTGAGTTGTGCTATTGTTTTCATGGTATAATTTCCTTGATGGCTCTCCCCGTTTCGGCGGGGTCTGATGTTGGCCCCCGGTTGCTCGCCGGGGGCCGTTTTTATTAGTTAGAGTTCGAGTTCGCTTTCAATCTTGGCGACGATTGTTTTCGCCGCCGCGAGCGAGAAGACGGGCACTCCTATTGCCCGCTCGTCTGCGTGGATACGTTCCATTACTTGGGGGTCAATGTTTTCCAACTTAAACATAGAGACGATTTCTCTAGCTCGCTCTATATGCCTCTCTCTCTTGTAGCAGTGCGGACCCGCCAAGAGGAGATGATAGAGCAAATCACTCACGTTTTTTCTTGTTTCTTGCTCGTTCACTTTCTTCCAACTTTCTCTGCGTGAAGGGTGCGCAGCCCCCTATAATTCTGGCGATGTTGGCCTCCGGTTGCTCGCCGGGGGCTGATTTGTTTAGCTATTTTCCCACCCGACCTCTAAAATGGTCGCCATTTCACATGCAATCTTGCGTGCTTTGGTGATGGTGTCTGTTTCTTGACTTTCGTAGGGAGAGTGGACCTTGTAACCGCCATTCTCAAGTTTTTCAATCTGGACTTTTCCGCTGCTTGTATCGATGGTTAAAGCGCCTGTGATTTCGTCACTCCCCCAGGCATCCTCAAATTCCCGGTGCTGATAGGTCTGGCCGTTTTCTTCTTCGATTTCGGTTTCGATTTCGGTTGCGGGATTTTTCGCCGCAATCTGCTGTCCCTTGCCCTCGGTGCTGTAGTAACTGTCGGGGTCATTCGGGACAAAAAACCGCGATTGTTCAATCGGGGTCGTGGCTGCAATCTTAAAAAACTCGTTCACCCATTCCTGCGCCGCTTCGATGGTTTCAAGCCCGTCGCGAACAATACGACCCTTGAGCGTTTCGCCTGTGATGGTCACGTCGTTACCCCAAATACGGATTTGATACCCCTGGTATTCCGCGTCGAGAACCTTGATTGACCCTTCCCATCCGATGTGCTTTTCTGTGTATTCCATTTTCCTTTTGCTCCTTGCTCTGAGCACCTGAGTGCTCTCTGATGTTGATATGATCATATCACAGATATATATCTGTGTCAAACGTTTGGTCAAGCAAAAAGCCCCCAACTTTTGGGGGGATGAAAACCCGCCTTGCGGCGGGGGTGATATGGTACAGATTTGGTACTTTATCCCTCTTTATCACTTTCCTCTGCAATGCGCAGTAATGTCTCCTCATCGAAATTTGGCTGATTTACTATCCATTCGACCAAGTAAGGAAAATCGTGCTCTCCCTCAACGCCGAGAAATGTCCCATCCTCAAATTCGATCTTGGTGAGTTTCCAGGTAGCCCCGCCTAATTCCTCGGAGATGTACCCACGAATATCCTTGATAGGTTTCCCGATCAAGGCCGCAAGACTACACTCGTAATTATTATCCTTTACCTTGATGTCTTAATACGTAACCACGATCCTATCCTCCCTTGATTAACCGCTGCCCCGTGATGTGATGAATACCTAAACTATCGCAAAGTTCCTTAAGGTTCTTTCCTATCGGGCGAACATGGCGTTCTATGATGTTGAGAATTTCATCCATTGTCAGACGATCTCGGTGCTCAAAGATCAACTGCAAGCCAGCTTCAGCGGCAGTTAAGATTGCCAATTGATATGGCGGCAGTGCGTCACGGATCGATTCCGATCCCAATATAATTTTGAGGTTGGCGGCAATCTCCCCGAATAGTGCTAGATATTCAGAATTGACAAAGTGGCTGTAATTCGGTTTTTCACACACTCGGTCAACTGCTGTCATTAGACATTTGAATGTTTCTTTGTTCTGGTGACGCTTACGGAAAAGCTGTACAGCAGGATGTTGACCATAACCCGCTGCGTCATACATCTCTAGTTCGGTTTCCCGGCGAATGACAGCCTTTTCAGGCTTGCGTGCTTCCTCATATGCTTGATAACCCATCCCTGCCAACCAATCACGCACGAACTCAGCGTTAGGCGAGGGAATAGATTGTACAATGCGCATCACGGTTTGACCATCTGCGCATTCCGTCAACCTCATCTTCCCATCGCGCGCTTGCAATTTCAACTTGATCACTTTCTGATCATGTTGAAAACCATCTTGAGTTAATCTGGCGCTGGTACGCCGCCATAAAACATCGGGGCGGGATTCAAGATCGGAAAATACCGCCATTAGATCAACGAGTGAAAAGAACTCAATTCCATTGTGTTCAACGCGGCGGATATTGGCGAACTGTATTTCAATGAGGGGCATTTGACGATTGGGGGAACTGCTGGTAATATCATTCATCAGATAGCCTCCTGGGGCTGTCTCACTTCCCCGGCCCGACATGGCGCGGGGACTTCTGTATTATACCGCAGCCAGGCCGGGGGAGCAAAATCAGCGGGTTAGGGATGCTCTCTTTTCAGCCCCTTGAGAATCAATTGAAAATACGCCGGATCGTGATACCGGTAGCCCTCGTAGCGCCGGTTCCCTTCCCGGTCGATTTCGTATACCTGGAAGTAGTCAGGATAACCCCCGCCGATGGTCCGTTCAATCGCCGCCAGGGCGTAACGCGGGATAGCCCTGGACGTGTGGCCGTCGGAGCAATATTCAATCGGGACGCGCTGCCCGTTACGGTCGAACAGGCACTTGAAAAAGTAGTGACCGGTCGAAGAGCAGTAGACGACCTTGCGAACGAGTAGCAGTTTCCAGGCGCGCGGGTTGGTCATGGTTTCCTCACTATCCTTCGCCCGCGAGTGCACGCTTGACTGCGTTGACTGCATATGACCACAACCAACTTGAGCCGTCTACATAGAGGCGTGGATAAAGAAACGGATTGTCACCGACTTTGTAACGCACGCGATCTGTTTCTAATCCAGGCATTAAAACTTCGCAGGCTTTCCCGTTTGGGGTAGTGATGATAAACCCGTAACGCCCATCACGATCAAGTGATTGAGCGCAATTGATAGGCAATTTCGTAAAGCCGCAGTCGTTGAGAAATATATCCATATTACGAACTGCCAGATCAAAACTGGCATTCTGAATTGGTTCTGTTCCTGGGTTAATAAATGCGATGGTCATTATGTCAAATCCTCCGGCGTAGGGCCGTCATAATCATCCGGCACGCTAAAATCATCGGACATGGTAGCGGGATGATACCAGTCGTCAATGGCTTTTTCGAGTCGCAAGAGCGCATCTTCAATGACGACCCAACATTGCGGGCCGAACTTGGAATTGGTCAGGACTTCAAGATCGGCCACCATCTGACGGGCAATGTGCATAGAGATTGCAGTGGGTTGTTTCTTTGGCAAGATCGTGGTTTCCCTTTCATTCCTTCGTAGAATTCCAAGTATACAAAGTTAACACGCTCGAATATAACGCCGCGCCGCTTTGCTATACGATTTCCATACGTGCCCGCAGTCTAAGCACCGTATTTCGCAACACACCGGACTTACAGAACGCGCCGATAGATTTTGCCCTTCATTCCAAGTCCTTCTAATATAGGCACTGTAGTTTTTCTTTTTACAGTTGGAACATCGTAAATGATACCAATGACCTTTACTCATTGTTCACCCCTCTTAGTGTTTCGCTGGCAGTCGGGACATAACCAGCCGTATTTTCGGGTATTCTTCCATCCTGCTTT